TTTCAACTTCCCAGTTAAAGCATAGCGGTGCTGCCGCCATATTTGCAATAACACAGTCATTTACACTTGGCACCTGGTATCATGTTGCTTTAACTAGAGCAAGCGGAAGTTGCAGAATGTTTGTTAACGGGACCCAGGTTGGCACAACAGTCACAGGCAACACAGACAACTATGCTATAGGAGCATTTAAAGTTGGCGGCAGCTCATACAGCGGTGCCCACGTTATGAATGGTTACATGGACGACGTTCGTATCACTCGAGGATTTGCACGTTACACAGCAAACTTTACACCGCCGACTTCGGCGTTCCAAGGTCAATAAATATGTTGTTAGGATAATAAAATGGCAGCAACATTCCCCACAAGCCCGATTAACGGCGAATATGCAGTAGTTAATAGCATAACTTATGTATATGCCTCGACATCTCAATCGTGGACTCGCGTTCCTGGCTCAAGCGGTGGGGGAGGAGGCTCGGCAGTAACCAATGGCAATTCGAACGTAGGAATTCCCAGCACTAACGGAAATGCAAATGTAACTATCGATGGAACAGCAAACGTTGTTGTCTGGTCCACTACAGGTGAGTACGTTACTGGATTAATTAATGCTACTGGTAACATAACAGCATTGGGTAATGTTTCGGGTAATTATCTATTAGGTAACGGAACATATATTACTGGATTAAGTGCAAGCAAAATATTTAATGGTACGTCAGAAGCCAACATTGGTACTAGCGGAGGTAATGCCAATATATCAATAGCTGGAACATCAAATGTAGTTGTAGTATCGTCTGCAGGTGCAAACATCTCGGGTATATTAGGAGTCACTGGCAATATTACAGGCAGTGGTTATGTTGGTACAATTTATACCAACAGTATCATTAACACTGGCGCAAACGGCACAGGTAATATAGGTAGTTCTGCATTGTATTTTAACACTGTATTTGCTAAAGCAACTTCTGCACAATACGCTGACTTGGCAGAAATGTACCAAGGTGATCAAACATATATGCCAGGCACAGTGGTTGAATTTGGCGGCACACACGAAGTTACAATAACTACAGTAGAGTCTAGTACTAGAATTGCCGGTGTAGTATCAACTAACCCAAGTTATATTATGAACAGTGGGTTGAATGGACTAAACTCTGTGCCAGTGGCATTAACAGGCAGAGTACCTTGTCAAGTTCTAGGACCTGTGCGCAAAGGCGATCGATTAGTAAGTAGTATGATACCTGGTGTTGCTCAAGCTCTTAACGAAGCTACGTATCGTCCGGGTTGTATGATCGGAAAGTCGTTAGACGATTGGTCAGAGTCGTCGGTTAAATTAATTGAAGTTGTCGTGGGAAGATTATGATTACAGAACGATATAGAACAGATTACACAGGTGAGTTTGTGGTTACACAAACTGTCTGGGCTGGCGGAAAGAAACGTAGCCGAAGAGAATGGATCCCTAACCCTATCGAAAATAAACATATTTCGAATCGTGCAGTCTGCATTGCTAGCCCACAAGTTGATATATTTGATTACACAATCTTGCAAAATCACAAAGGCGGATTGTTAGGATCTAAGAAGTTACAAACTTATGGCACAGGTGAAGTCGCTAATACAATGAATTTAGACTTTGTGGTAGAAACTGATCAGGATATACTACTCAATTTGTTAAATCAACATTATTACAAAAACAGTACAATCTATACTAAATCAAAACAATGCTTGGCTTACCCAGGTATGTTTTATGTTGTGCCGTATATGGCTAACTTATTGAAGCAAGCAGCATTGCCATATCTTGCTGCTTTTGATGGACACAAAGAAGTATTCTTGCTGGGCTATAATGAGTTTGCAGAAATTGGCAGATCAGATTGGCAGCAACAAATATACGATATCATGGCCACATACCGGGGCACTAAGTTTTTTCATGTGGATTATGAATCACAAACTCCCGATTCCTGGAAAAGTTGCGCCAACTTTGCTCAATTAACACATCGAGAATTTATAATTTACTGTGACGTGTAACTGCGTTCTATTAGCATAACTTTTTCTTGAACTACATCAAAATTGATAGTTGACCAAAGTCCGGGATGTAGTGGCCTTGGCCACTGCCCGGACTTTATCCATGCCCACCCCACGTGCTCGTCATTTAGAACAGGTGTAAATTCTTGATCTACACTACAGAAAAATGTATGGTATACAAATTTTCCATCTGCTGCTGTGAATTTTTCTATTGGGATAAGTCGATTGTATGTGGGCATTGATCCCATCTCTTCGCGACACTCACGTTCGATCGTTTGTATCAGCGTTTCGTTATCGTTAACTTTGCCACCGGGTAACCCCCATGATCCGGGATGCCTAGGATCGTTTCTTAGTAGATATAGGTATCGCTGAGTAGACAACGAATAAAACCAAACACCGGCAGCGTTTACAGTACTAGACTCCATGTGCCACCTGGGTAGAGGCCTTGATAACTCTTGATCCAGGAACTCCCAGTCCATTCAAATTGCAGTTCTGTGGTAAGGTTTGTAACATATTGTATATTTACTGGACTACTGTCACCGTCGAAAACAATGATCCATCTAGAGCCGTCATATTCAATGATATCATTTGCTTTTGCAATTAAGTATTGTCCTGCTACTCCTGCCCAAGCATCGGCATACCCGTTTTCGCTGCCAGTGTCCTCAGTTAACAGATAGCGTTGGCCTTGAGCTGCTACTGGCAAACCTGTGCCGGGCCCGCTGACCAATGGATTAATTACAGCATTGATTGGACTCAAGGTGTTTGCTGGAACAGTATCTGTGTCAACAGAAAATAACAAAAACCTATCATCAGTTGGATCATATGAAACTGTGCCGATTACTTCTGTTCCATCTTGTTGTTCTAGTTTAATTAAACTAATACCATCTCTAAGAGCACCAAGATCTCCTATTACTGCATGCCACATCAAATTACTGGCGGGCGAGTCAGCAGGAGTTAGACTAGTGTTGTATTGATCAACTACTTGCTGTGGGCGCAACGCTTGTAACTTATTGTTGATTAGTAATACTTGATAGTCAAACGGAGTAAAGATCTGACGAGTTCCTAGCAATAAATCGTTATCTGCAATAGCGGATATTGCATCACCATTTGCATCAAACACAGACGCAACAATGCGTTCAACGACACCAAGTTTCTTGACTTTGGCAGGAGAACTAATCCAAATTGGAATTTTAAATGTTAGTGTAGCAACGTCAATGGGATCATCTGACCCTACTGGGATAGTTTTACTTGACCAGCGTGACGATTCTAACTCAACAACACTCAATGACGTCCAATCGATAAAGTTGTCAGTTGATTGAATTTCCAAGGCTGGATTAAACAATGGTATAATTTGTTCTAGTAGTTGAAACTTCTGATTAGTATTGGAAGTCCAGATATCTAAATTAATAGTTAGACTATACGGAACAGGCATTAATCGTTCGATAGTAAATGCATTGCCTTGTGTGTTTTCGTAGGTATCAGTTGTAGTATCGTAAAAGCGTTGACGCACATTCATTTTACTCACATGATACGGTTCTTGCATTCTAGGACGATCGTAATCCAATGCTGTGATATAAAATGTCATTAATGGCGTTGACGGTAATTCGTTTGGCGAGTTATTTTGAATAACTGTTTGAACTTGTCGACTAGAATCGCCATATCGAACAGGCACACGCAACAAAGTATGTGCGGTGCCTTCTTCGTTGCGTCCGTATTCTACTTGGAAGTTACTAAAGATTCTTGCAAATTGCAATAAGAAGCGACGAATTTGTTCGTCATAAAAAAATGTTGGTCCGGCCATTATGAATTCCGATATGGTGGAGGATTAGGTGGCAAGTTGCCTCCTTGATCGCCGTTGTCGGCGTTGGGTTTAAGAATTTGTGATAGACTCTGTCTACTTGGGATGTTGCCCAGATCGCTAGTTGGAACAGTGTAAGGATTGTTAACAAAGCTAGCACGTTGTGACATTGCATTTTCAGCAAATGCCAGACCTGTTCGGACCTTGTCTTCAATCTTAACCCAAGATCTTCCGTTGTATCGGAATAGTCTATTGGGGAAATAATCAAGTCGTAAACAATAGTCCCCATCTACAGGACTTGGCGGAAAACTCACACCTGGTGTAACAGGCAACCCATTGGGTGCAATACCGTCGCCGGTTAGATAACCCAATGTATAACCATCAGATCTTGGAGACACTCCATCTCCACCTTCGGTGTTGTCCACAGTGGTATTAGTATTATCAGTAGTTAATCCAGTTGATGCTGGTTGCCCATCTACAGTAGTAGGCAAAATATAAAACTTCACAGTGTCGTAACCTGTTAACGGTAATTCGACTTCGGCCTGCGTTAAAATAGCATCATTGATTTGCAAGTCCTTGGGACGAGTGCTGAGTTGATCAGAAATAGTTGTAGGATTGGTTTTTTCTTGCCAGTATTCTGTGTTGGTAATTTCGGTGCCCGGTGGAACATTTTTCTTTGCGGTGTAATAAGTGCCGCCGTCGAGCACAACAGTCCCTGTTGGGTAGAAGTTTCCATTGTCCCAAATGTTATCAGGCTCAAATGGTTGTTTTAAAATGTCATTGTATTCTTGTGCGTTAACTAGTGGAGTAGCCTTGACACGCCAAATATGCGGCAACCAGGTTTGAGAAAAACCTTCGCTGCCAAAGTTAGCTTCTTGGATTACATAATATCTAGGCAGTGCTTTATTAAGATTAGTGTCAAGTGGGTGATAATCTTTTAAGTTTGGCAACTCTAACACATCACCGGACATTAGTTTGCGTCCAAATGCATCAATCATGTTGTTGTAGTGGAACGAAATAAACAAGGTATCGTTGCTTAGGAACAAACCAAATTGACTCAAGTTAAAGTCAATGTCTTGTTGACGATACACCCCTCGCATGATATAGATATCCTGATCGTATTTGCGATCACGGTTTTCTAACAGCAACAAGTCTTCGATAAAAAGTGGATTCTGTTGATCGTAAACAGGAAGCGTTGCGTCTGTGTCCCCAGCATCGCCAGTGGCTGGACCCATGTATTTGTGGATATACAGATCAAGGCCACCAACAGTAAACATTTCGGCAATAGTTTTGTCGAAGAATTGATAGTCGTTTGTGCGATTTGGACGGTATAGGCTTAGGCGTGGCATAACTCTTATTTATTGCATAGTTTGACAAGGAAATCGACAAGTGATAAAATACAGTATGGATGAATTATATCAGCGAGTAACAGATTGCTCAGACCAAATTTTGAACATAAACAACCGTATGGCCCGTCGCGATTTGCTCAAAATGCTAGGGGCAGTGGACTCTGCACTTAATGCGCTAGATGCAGAAAGTGTAGAATGTCGCAGATTAAACAAAATTACTAGTCGTTACAACACCCTAAAAGCACAAGCAGAGGAATTGATTGTCAACCTAGAAAAACATCTGACCCTTGCCCGTTTAATGTATACTTGACCAATAATTCCCATTTTGCTATAATATGGGTATGAAAATTATTAAATTAAATCGTCGCCACAAACAGTTCAAAGAACACGGGCACACAATTGCCCTGCGATTTGATTCTTATGATACTAAAAAAGTTAGTGCTCACGAAAAAGTTTGCCGCGAGCGCCTGCATAGTCACGGCTATGTGCGCTCTGCTGATTGGTGGTCAGGATTTGGGCATGCTCCAAACAGCAATTGCCCGCGCCCTTATTGGATTACATTCCGCAACGAAGCAGATCTTACTTTAGTATTACTTTCTGCTAGCTTGACTTAATATGGCTAAAGTGCTATAATTACTCTATGTTCAAATTAATAAACAAAGCAGGCACAGAACTAGATGGGTTTGAAACCCTGGATTCTGCTATGCAAGCCGCAAAGGCTGTGGGATTCTTTGTAACAATCAAAGGCCCAGACTTTGAGGTGTGTGGTATGTTTGGTGTAGACAGTGTTGTGGACGGCAAGTGCCCTGACGGCATTGCATACGACTGGAACAAAGCGAGCCGAATTGGCCGTGTTAAAAAGGAGCGCACATGAAAACAATAGCATTTAAACCAGTGAAGCCACTGAACCCACGTAGCTCAGATACTAACGTTATGGGCATGGAACCAACATGGAAAGTGCAACCTACCGAGCATCGCATTAGCTCTATGAGCAAGGCGTTTACGTGGTATAACTACTTCTACGGCAAAAAAGATGCTCGTGACATGATTGTTAACTACCTTGAAGCACACGATCGCAAAGCAGATGTTCGCTTGCTTAAAGGTATCCCCGATAGTGCAGTTCGCTTGACCACAGGCTGGTTGTGCCGTATGACAATGGTGGGACTGGAACTTACAGACCCGGAACAAATCAAACTAGACAATCAGCTTCGCGAAATTCTAGACAGCAAGCAAACTGAAGTAGAAGAAGCTGTTGAAGACACCGTTCCTAAAGTTACTATCCAAGATCGTTTGCGTGAAAAAGTAAGCGAGTGCCTCGGCGAAATGGACGGCTTGTTTGACGAGTTTATCATGACCGGTGCCAAGCTCAATGCAGACTACAAACCTGTAGTGCTCATGCGCTCATTAAACATTGCTCCGCAAATGGTGTCTAACATTAAAGATGTGTGGACTAAAAAACTTGCAGAGTTTGAGGAAGCAGTAGAGGGTAAAGACCCCGACTTGGTTAAAGGTTACGACTTCTTGACTAAAACAC